TACAGATTTAGTACAAGATACAACTCCACAACTTGGTGGTATGTTAGATGTCAATGGACAATCTATTGGTGATGGTACATTAGAATTAGTTAAATTTGCAGAAACAGCTAGTGCTGTTAATGAAATTACAGTAACAAATTCTGCTACTGGTAATGCACCAGAAATAGCGTCATCTGGAGATGATACAAATATTGATCTTAAACTTACTCCAAAAGGTACTGGTAAATTAAATTTAGATGGAATTAAATTTCCTAATGCTGATGGTTCTGCTGGACAGGCATTAACAACTAATGGTTCTGGTATATTATCTTTTAGTACAATTTCTGCAGATGGAACTGCTGATTGGGACACAACTGTTAAAACATCAGGATTTACAGCAACAGCAAATAAAGGATATTTTTGCAACACAACATCTTCTGCATTTACAGTAACTTTACCTTCATCTCCAAGTGCTGGTGATGAAATTGTTATTGTAGATTATGCAGGAACTTTTGCTACTAATAATCTTAACATAACATCAACACCAAAAATAAATGGTTCTGATAATGATGTTAAACTTACAACAAATAGAGAAGCAACAAGATTAGTTTATATAGATTCAACACAAGGTTGGTTGGCTTATTCAGGAGTAAATGAAGGAACATCACCTTCTTTAACAGATAATCCACCAACTTATTCAGTAGATTTTTTAGTTATAGCAGGAGGTGGAGGAGGAGGAGGCTCAACAGGAACTCACAATGCTGGTGGAGGTGGAGCAGGTGGTTATAGAAATTCATTTAGTACAGAAACTTCAGGTGGTGGAGGAAGTTCAGAAGCAAGCTTAACATTTAATGTCGGAACAGTTTATACAGTAACAGTTGGTGCTGGTGGTGCTGGTGGAATTTCAGATACAACAAAAGCAAATAATGGAGTTGATAGTTCAATATCAGGAACAGGTATTACAACAATTACATCTACTGGAGGTGGAGCAGGTGGAACAGGAAGTAATGCTGGTGGAAATAGAAATGGAAATTCAGGTGGTTCTGGTGGGGGTGGAGGAGGAACAGATCAAACTGGTGGTAGTACAGGAGGTAGTGGAACTGCTAATCAAGGTTATGGTGGAGGTAATGGTGTTCAGCCAGGAAATATTGGAGGAACAGGTGGAGGTGCTAGTGCAGCTGGAATTAGTTCATCAAATTACGATTCAAATGTTAATGGTGGAGCTGGTCTTGCAAGTTCTATAACTGGTTCTTCAGTTACAAGAGCAAATGGTGGAGGAACATTATCAACTACAACAAATAGTTCAAATGCTACTGCAAATACTGGAAATGGTGGAGATGGTGAAACTGGTGCAGGAGTTAATGGTTATAATGGTGGTTCAGGAGTTGTAATACTTCGTATGCCAACTGCTAATTATTCAAACACAACGACTGGTTCACCAACAGTAAGTACATCAGGTTCAGACACAATATTAGTATTTAATTCATCAGGAAGTTACACAGGATAATATATGGCACACTTTGCAAAATTAGGAACAGGAAATATAGTTGAACAAGTAATCGTAGTATCTAATGATATTGCAATTACTGAACAAGCTGGGGTAGATTTTATTAATAAACTTTACAACACTAGAGATGTTTGGAAACAAACTTCATATAATAACAATTTTAGAAAAAACTTTGCTGGAATAGGATTTCAATACGATCAAACAAGAGATGCTTTTATACCCCCTAAACCTTTTAATTCTTGGATATTAAACGAAGATACTTGTTTATGGAATGCACCAGTTGCTATGCCAACAACAGTATTAGAAGATAATCAATATTACTCTTGGAATGAATCTATTATAAATTGGGAAATTAAAACAAGATAATATAAAATAAAACGAAAGGAAGGAAAATGTCAGAAGTAATAAAACTTCACGAACCTAAATTTGAAAATTCATCTTGGAATTTTGAATTAGATCAAGTTAATCTTTACGCATTTTGGAATAACGCATTTTCAAAAGAAGAATGCCAAACTATAATTAACATAGCAAAAAATAAAGGTTTAATTAAAGGAAAGACTAAAGAAGAATCTGATGTAAGAGATTCTAAAATATCTTGGTTATATCCTATTGATGGTATGGATTGGGTATTTCGTAGAGTAACAGACATTACATTAAATCTTAATGAAAGATTTTTTAAGTTTGATTTATTTGGATTAAACGAAGGATTCCAATTTACTAATTATGAAGCACCATCTGGTAAATATGGTAAGCACGTTGATAGAGGAATGAATATGTCAGTAAGAAAATTATCTATATCTATTCAACTTACAAATCCTGAAGAATATGAAGGTGGAGAACTTTATCTTTATGATGATGATAAAGGAACTCTTATGGATAAAACACAAGGAACATTAATTATATTTCCTTCTTATGTATTACACGAAGTTATGCCAGTAACTAAGGGGACAAGAAATTCTTTAGTAACTTGGATTACAGGTAAGCAATTCAAATAACAAATGAACATCCTAATAGCTATCCCATGCTATGGTGGCAACGTCAGTAACATGACATTCCATTCATTATTTAATTGCATCAAACCTTTAAACGATCTTGGACACAATCTTAGAATAGAAACCTTACCCACTGAATCTTTAATCAATCGTGCTAGAAATAAATTTGTAACTAAGTTCTTAGATAATAAAGAATTTAACGGAACACACTTATTATTCATTGATGCTGACATTGGTTTTACATTACAAAATCTTTTAAGAGTTATAGAGTTTAATAGAGAAGTTGTAACCTGCACTTATCCTGTCAAAGGTTTCTATTGGCAGCAATTACTAGATCGTATTAAAGAAAATAATAATATAGATGAACAGACAATGCGTGATTATCTTTTGCAGTTTAATGTTAATCTATATCCTAACACAGAATTTAAACAGGGATTTGCAAGAGTAAAAGAATCAGCTACTGGTTTTATGATGATTAAACGTGAGGTGTTTACTACTATCATAAATAAAAATCCTCAGCTTAAATACAAACCAGATCTAAGAACAGGAATAGAAGGATCAGATAATGCCTATGATTTCTTTCCAGTTGGAATTTATAAAGAGAAAGATGGAGTAAACAGATTTCTATCAGAAGACTATTACTTTTGTAGATTAGCTGAAGAGTGTGGCTTTGAGATCTGGACTGATTTATCTACACCAATTACACACTTGGGTTCTACCGAATATCATGGTATGTTTATGACACAACTAAACAGGAAATAATATGATTACACTTATTATTGGTTTACTAGCTGGAGGTTTCATTGGTTATGCTTATAAAGATGAAATCAATAAAGCTATTGAATCTATCAAAGCCATATTGAAAATATAATAATTTAACCTATATAAACTTCATTAACCAATGGAGAATATAATGTTAAACTATACTGATATTAAAAACTACTGGACTAAGTTCTATGCAGATGCTTTTGAAGATGCAAAATCATTCTGGAAGAACTACGCAGATACAGTAGAAAAACTATATAAAAAATAAATAAATAATAGTTATAAAACAATAAGTTATAAAAAATAATTTTATTTACTTATTATTCAATTAACTTTATCTCGCACATGCCAAACCAACTATAGGAGTTTGCATGGCAAAAAAGAAAAAATCTGCTGAGGATATAATCTATGAGATTAAAGATCTCTTAGACGATCTGGAGCTAAAGATCAATCCTGAAGAAGGATATGCATCTGATGATGAAGACGATCTAGATGAGGATGAATTTGATCTAGATGATGAAGACGAAGAAGAGTAAATAAATACTATATGGGGTGATATAGCATCCCATATACACCTATAGATTGACTTTTTCATGCCACTATATATGGTGGCGAAATGAAAACAAAGCACAAGATATCTACAACATCTGTTAGACTATCGGCACATGAGAAGCTATGCGCTGAGAGAATGTCGCAGCTCATTAAAACAATAGATGAGTTACGTGGTGATGTTAAACAACTTCACTCAGATATGAATAAAGGTAAAGGTGTTATTGCTTTCATAATAATAGTCGGTGGTATCATCGGCGCAATAGTTGGCTTGCTTAAATATTTTAGATAATGAAGACAAGTAACAAGGGTGTCTTGAGCGAAGTCATAGCTCATTCACACTTTGCTAAAGATCCGGATCTTTTAATATTCACTCCACTCTGCGGTGTGGGTCCAGTTGATATCGTAACCTATAATATTAAAACAAAAGAATATACTAACTATGATGTTAAGACAGAATCTTTTAGATTATCAGATACAAAGTATGGTAATAAAAATAAAGATCGTATAAACAGAGCGCCAAATAAAAGACAAAAACATTTAAGTGTTAAAATACTTTACGTTGGTAAAGATAATAAGATAACAATAAAATGAAACTATCAGAAAATTTTACATTAGAAGAATTAACTTATTCCAAAACAGCTGAAGATAAAAAGATATCTAATATTCCAAAAGTTGAACATATCAAAAATCTTCAGTTGTTATGCGATCATATCCTGCAGCCAGTTAGAGATACGTTCCAGACTTCTGTTAAAGTAAGTTCTGGTTATAGATCTCCTGAGCTATGCCTGGCTGTTGGTTCAACTATTAAGTCTCAACATACAGAAGGTAAAGCAGTAGACTTTGAAATAGATGGTATTCCAAATCTACAATTAGCTAACTGGATTTATAAGAACCTAGACTTTGATCAATTAATACTTGAGTTCTGGAACCCTGCTGAAGATAACTCAGGGTGGGTTCATTGCTCATACAATGGAGATCAAAACAGAAAACAGTATTTGAAAGCTATACGAATAGATGGTAAAACTGTGTATTCAACAATGGAGATAGAATAATGTTACCTGTATTAAATGCTATAGCGCCGCTTGCTAAGATATTATTTAACACTGTAGATAAAGCAGTTGCAGATAAAGATTTGGCTGCAAAATTAAAAGCAGATTTACAAACTCAAATGTTACAATCGCATACTCAAGAAATGCAAGCTGCATCAAGAATAATTGAAGCAGAAGCTAAAGCCGGCTGGTTCACATCATCTTGGCGTCCCCTGCTTATGTATGTATTAATTACAATTTTAGTTTGGAATTATATATTTAGTCCAATTATATCTGTACTGTTTGGAGTTAAAGCAAGTGTTGATATGCCTTCAGAGGTAACAAATTTATTAACTGTTGGTGTTGGCGGTTATACCATAGGAAGATCAGCAGAAAGTGTTGCAAAGTCTTTAGCTGCTAGACCAGTACAAAGCAAAGATCAAGAAAATGGATAGTCTAAAGTTAAGCGATCAAACGCAAGTATCTTTACCAATTAAAAATATAGTAGCTATCGTATCTGCTATCGTTGTTGCTGTCTGGACTTACTTTGGAATAGTTGAAAGACTAAATAGACTTGAGACTAATGAGAAGTTAATGGCGCAGGATCTATTAAAGAAAGCAGAACAAACTCCTAAGAACCAGGAGATGTATATGTTGATTGAGTATCAAGCTAAATCAATAGACAAGCACTCTAAACAATTAGAAGAAAACGTACACACTAAAGTATTAATAGCTCAGTTAGAAAAAAAAGTAGATAAACTAGAAAAAGAACTAGATTCATTAAGAGGTAAATAATGGGTGAAATAGTATTTGCTTTACTAATGTTTCTTAATGGTAAGTTAGAAAACTACTCACCTAAAATTAATCTTGCTGATTGCTTAGAACAAAAACGTAAAGTTGAACGTGATGGTGGTACTGATACTGTAAGAATGGAATGCAAAGAAGTTGAAGCAGTTGTTGAAACTGATAAGCATGGTGTTAAAAGAATAAGAGAAATTAAAGGAATTAAATGAGCAATCAAATTAAAACAGCATTTGCAATGAAGTATGCTAAAAAAATAACTAATAAAGATTACAATGGCAAAAAAAAATCTAGAAAACAAACATATAAGAAAACCGCCTAAGAAAAGAAAAGGTAGGCATACCAAAAGAGTTAATAAGAATAAAACTTATAAACCTTACGTGGGACAAGGTAGAGCATGATTAAGTTATTAAATAAATTTAATACCTGGCTAGGTAATTTCTTATGGAATGTTGAATCAAATAAACGTAAAGTAAGAATAGTTAAATTTAAAAAGGTTATTAAAAAATCAAGCAAGTTTTCAAGATGATTGAATGTATATTTAAAACTATGCATGGTTGCTTATTACTAGATAAATGTAAGTGTTATGAGAAAAGAACATAAGAACCCAAAGGGTGGATTAACAGCTGCAGGTAGAGCTTACTTTAAAAGAACTGAAGGTTCAAACCTTAAAGCTCCTGTAAAGGGTGGTTTAAACCCTCGTAGGATATCTTTTGCCGCTAGGTTTGGTGGTATGAAGGGTGCGATGAAGGATAGTAAGAATAGACCCACTAGATTGGCTTTAGCGCTAAAAGCATGGGGGTTCAGAAATAAGGAATCTGCTAGAGCTTTCGCTGCTAGACATAAGAAATCGTGAAAAGAAAAAAGAAGTTATCTATATTTCGTTGTGGGTTCTGCTTTATTTGTAATAAAGAATTGTTGTCAAACATGGGG